CTTTACGAGCACTACAATGCCCTGGAGCGCTCTCTTCCTTTACTCACTCCTGAGTCCCAAGACTTGGCGCGAGCTGAACTGGAAGCTTGTGCCAACCTACGGTCAGAAAAAATTGATCGCATTTATTACGCGATGGCGTCCCACGAGGATGCTCTGGAGCGCATCAAGAAAGAATCAGATCTCATTGCACAAGCCAAGCGTCACCACGAATCCCAACTGCGGTCGCTCAAAGGTTTGTTAAATTGGTTGCGGCGGTCTCTACCGCTTGACACCAACAAGATTACCGGTCGTAACTACCAGTTCACCCTTGTTAAAAAGAAAGATCTCACCGTTGAAATCACCTCGGATCCAGAGCTTTGGAACCCTGAAGAAAGAACAAATTATTGCGTTGAAGAAGAAGTCACCACAACCAAACGAATTGTGGTACGTTCACTCTCAGGAGAAGTCCTTATCGAAAGGACAGAACCCAAAACAACAACTAAAGTCGTTCCAAATCTCGATGCCATCCGCAATGCCTATCAACAAGGACAACACCTCCCGTCTGGAGTTAAAGTCCTACAAGAATACAGCGTCCGTTCCAAACGAATCTTTGGTGAATCAAGAATGGATTTGGAAGCATCCGAGTATCCAGGACAGCTTCTACCAGAAGATTGAACCTCCGTCTGATCCAGAAGATGCGCGGATCAAGATGAGTTGTCATCAACATGCAGTCACTGATTTTGATTTGCAGATTGAAATGACAGAACTTGAGATCAACATGCTGACAGATCGTGCTGTACCCAATGAGGTACTTCCTTACAACCAAGACAAGTACGATGACCTGGAAAGCAAGAAGCTCAAGTTGTTTTCAGGGAAACGTTTCCACCAAAATGCTATGAATGCCTATTGGTATTACCTGGCAAAGTGTGGAAAATGAACTGACATACAATAAGTAAATACTAGAGGTGTCCCATGGAACGTGATCCTGCTCAGCTTTATCAATTGCTTGCGGGGTTTACCCAAGATGGGACACCTCTTTCTGCAACTATTGGCAGCAAGATGGAATGGGGCGTTACCGTTCTAACTGCTGCAATGATTTCAAATGAAAATCTAGCGGCTCAGATGACAGCCGAAGAAATGGTTGATGCCAGTATTAATTACTACAACGTTATTCAAGAACGTTTAGGATATTACGAACAATCCAAATCGCATTCGCTTGAGCGACTGTTGAATAGCTAATGGCTGTAATTGAACATCGCCCTATTCCTGAGTGGCTTCAAAACGAAGTTAAAGAATACTTTATTGATTATTCTTTTGAACCTAAAACAATTTTAGATATTGGTGCAAACATTGGTGCATTTGCCACGCAAGCACATGCTTTGTGGCCAGCAGCAAAAATTATTTGTTGCGAACCAATGCCTTATAACCTTGTTCAATTAAGACAAAACGTTCCTAAAGGAACGGAAATTATTTCAGCAGCTATTACAGACTTTAATGGAATTGATGATATTTATATTGGGGATAACTTTGTCACTGGTGGATTTATAAATTTTGGTCGTCAATTAGATCAAACACTTCTTGTTGAGTGTTTACATGCCAACCGTTTACCTTCTTGTGAATTTGTAAAAGTTGATACAGAAGGAATGGAGGTAAATATTATTAAAAACTTAGATTTATCTAACACTAAAGTTATTGCTTTTGAATTCCATTCATTAAATGATAAAAGTGAATTGCATGAATTTTTAGCACAACATTTTAATTTGTTAAAGACTGATGACAATGTTGAAATAGGTACATCTATTTTTCAACGCATGTAATTTGTGCTAGGCTACGCCTGGTTTTAACACGCTCATGCTTGATCCAAACGATCCCAACCTCATTCCACCTGTTGTTTTATTTTTGGTTCCCTGTTACGGTGGCCAAATTACTGAAGCTTGTTTTTATAGTTTTTTGAAATTCAGCAAATTTGCTGAAGCAATCGGCATTGACTTTACTGTTGCAACTCATACACATACTTCTTTGATATCACTTGGACGCAGCATTATGCTAAGCCAAGCAGTTCAAAAACTTGATGACTGGACCCACGTGATGTGGATTGATGCCGATATCCAATGGGAACCAGAAGACATTATGCATTTGTTTATTGAAGATAAAGATATTATTGGTGGTTACTATCCAATTAAAAATTATCCGATTCGTCCAGCGTCAGCTTTTAAACCTGTTACTGGTGGAGAAGAAACCGATTCATTGATTGAAACTTTTTATATTGCAACAGGTTTTATGTTGATCAAGCGAAATGTATGTGAAGCAATGATGGACCATTTTAATGAGGAACTTAAATTTAGATACAGTAACTCAAAAGAAACTGAAGATAAATATGTAGATTTATTTGCTCCAATTATTGATGCGGATAATGATGATCTTTATTTAACAGAGGACTATGCTTTTTGCAAGCGAGCAAGGCAAATTGGTTTTAAAACTTATATGTCAAAGAAAGTTCAATTGGGTCATGCCATGGGATCCCACGTATTTTCAACAAGTAAAGAAAATGAAATATTAAAAGCTTATGAAGACCAAGGTAAAATCAAAATTCTTGAATAACCTGTTACCATTAAAAAGTCTTTTCTTTTGGCAATGGAACCAATTACTGTTCCCAAAATTACTGTTTCATTTGCAGTAGATCTTGAGGTTGAGTACGACGCATTTTCAGGGCGTACTTCCCAGGAAATGGCTGAGCTTCTTCAAGATAAACTTGATGATCTTTTGCCAGAAGTTGACCCCCGTGTGGTTGGCGTCTACACCAGCATTTCCAATATTGATTCCAATGACTGAAGAACTGATTAAAAAAATTAATACTGCCGGTGCATTTGATACTCCTTGGTTAAAGGAGATGCTCCGCAACTGGGATGCTTTTGCAGAACTGCGCAAGGCTGAGTTCATGGAACACATGTATAACTGCGCTGGGCGCCAGGATTCCGCGCATCCCATGCATGGTTTGTACACTGGTCTGTGGCATGACTTCTGTATCCAGGAGGCTGGCCCTATCCTGCGTGAGCGGTACTTCGAAATGGTGGAAGCTGTACGCCTTTACGAAGAAGGCAGGCTTGAGCAGGTCACGGAACCTGTTCTTGCGTAATGTTTCAATTGAACTGACCGTACTTGAAGGGCGGGCCACACTAGTGGTACGCCCTATTTACATATGGAACATCCACACGAACCTCTCGACACAATCTATGCTTGGCAGCAATGGGTCAAGAACAATCGCACTGTAGCTGAAATGGATGAACCCCTTGTTACCAAGGACTCCCGTGAAAATCTTCATGACACATCAAAGGCAACTGATGTCATTCCTGATTGGCGCAACTTTTATAAAGAGCTTGCCCAGGACTCTGAGACATTTGTTTCTTCGGTTGAAAAAACTGCTGAGCAAAAAGCAACCGAATATTTTGCCGACACAATTACCGAGTTCTTATCAGAGCTGGGTGGTGAAAAACTTTACGAGTGTTTTGTAGCTGCTGCAATACAAAGCTTTGAAATTGCTGATAAAGAATATCAGTACAACAAAGCTTTAATTAATAAAATCAAAAAGAAAAATAATGAAAAAAGCTAAGTATCCTACTTGGATCTGCCATGAGTGCGGAACTAAATATGGCAGATGGTATCAAGCAGGTTCTTACACAGGCCCTGCAAATCATTGCTCCACAAATCACTTAGGTACTTGTGATGTCTGTGGAGCAACTGATGTGAGCGTTACTGAACCAAGGGACTACGGCGGTCTTGTTCAGATCAAACCGTAGCCGACACAGCAAACGATACAACGGCATTTGTGCCGCCAGATTCAGACACAAACACTGGCTGAATAAATTTTACCGGCATGTTGGTTACTGTGTAAAACGTAGTACCATTGCCGGTAATTGTTTGGCCAGAAACAATTGGAGAGTAATTGGTTCCATCAAGAGAACCATCAAGCCGTACCACAACATTGGTTGAAATTCCTGTAACAGTTGCAGCAAACAAAAATGTTTTAGGTGCTGAACGATTTGGAAAATCAACTTGATACGCTTCTCCGCTTGCAGGCGCAGTAAAGCCAGAGGTATAGAGATATAAATTTTCTTGTTCGTGTCTGTAAGCCACGTTAATACAACTAATAATTACTTATTTTAACAGCAGTAGAATAAGGTATACCATAAGTTGAGACAATGCCTTTATATCGTGATCCAGAGGATACACAGCTATACGAAGTAATTAAAACACAGACCTGCAGTGGTCGCCCTCTTGAAGTTACAACTATAAGCGGACAATCAGTTGCTATTACTCCAGCTGGCACAACGGCTGCTGATGCATTTGGTCGCCTTCGGGTATCTCAGCCGTACACAATTTTTGATAGCCAACATCGCTATCAAGAAAACGACAAGTGGACAACTGTTACCGGTGGTAGTGCCACGACAACATTTAATACAAACGAAAGTACTTTAAGCCTTAATGTAACCACTGCATCTGGTGATTACATCTACAGGGAAACCAAACGTGTGTTCCCTTATCAACCAGGTAAATCATTGTTAGCTTTAAATTCTTTTACATTTGCATCCGGCGTAGCTAACAGGCGCCAACGTGTTGGTTATTTTGGCACGCAAAACGGTGTGTTCTTTGAACAAAGCGGTACAACAAACTATTTGGTTTTACGTAGTTACGTTAGTGGCAGCGTTAATGAAACCCGTGTTGTTCAATCAGGTTGGAACTCTGACACCTTTGATGGCAATGGTGGTAGTGCACGAACACTAGATCCAACCAAAGGAAACATCCTATGGATGGACGTTGAGTGGCTTGGCGTTGGTGATGTAAGGGCTGGTTTTGTTGTGGATGGAGCACTGGTTGTTGCTCATGTATTCCATAATGAAAACCTAAAAGATACAACTTATATGACAACAGCAACACTGCCGCTTCGTCAAGAAATTGAGAACTTAGGTACAACTACAACCAGTGGAACTGCTCGTCAGATCTGCAATACCGTTGCATCTGAAGGAGGATATGAAGGATTTACTCGCCGCTATAACATTGCAACAAGTACGGCACCTAAAACGCTTACGTCTTCTGGTGTTACCTATCCTTTAGTTTCTATTCGGATGGCATCTGGACGTACAGATAGTGTTATTGTGCCTGCGGCTTTGAGTATGGCGTTAGAGCAAACACAAAATAACAAGCCAGATATTATTCAATACCGTGTAGTTTTAAATCCAACGCTTAGCGGTGCCAACTGGCAAACGCATTACAACGGTAATGTTCAATACGACACAACTGCTACAGGCGTAAGTGGTGGCACTGATGTAATTGGTGGTTACATTGTTTCTGATGGCACACTTGCTTTAAGTGATGTGCGTGATTTTAACTTCCAGCTAGGTCGTACCCAGGCTGGTGTAAGTGACATCTTCACTGTTGTTGCTGCACCAACAATTAGCGGTGCAAAAGTTTACACTGACCTTTCATGGTTTGAAATTATCTAATTAATTCCTGTTACAATAGAAATATCAATAAAAAAATTATGTATACTCCAGGTCCTCAAGTACAACCTCCTGTTGCCCAGGCTCCTGCAGCACCGCAAGCCCAAGCCAAACCCAAGGCACCGGGTAAATCAAAGGATGGTGATGTCGGGGCCTTCATCCAACAGTGCATCTCCCTCTGTTCCTACCTGAAGGAACTTCAAACACAAGCCCATCTCATTCACCTGAACTACGAGGGGGCAAACTTCCTCGGGGTGCATGGGTTCCTTAAAGACCAGTACGAAGCTCATCAGGATCAGTTCGATACGTTGGGTGAATTCATCCGTAGCATGGACTACCTCATGCCCATGTGTGCCAGGGGATTAGCCGACGCCAGTCCTGGGATCCAGCATGTTACCAGCTACAAGGGCACCGATCAGCTCGCTGTGTACTACAAAAACCTTGAAGAGCTGGGCATGAAAACCAAAAAGCTAGAACCTGTTGCTGCCAAGGTTGGCGCCATTGATATCCAAAACTATATGGCTGACCTCTGCGGTCAAGCATTCAAAGCTGCTTGGTTTGTTAAAGCAACTCTTAGGAGCGCATAATGAATGCCTCTTCGTTTTTACAACAATACATGAAAAGCAGGGATTTAACTGAGCCTGCTTTTAACTATGAACCCGGAAAAGGATTTGTTCCAACATCTAATACACAAAAAATAGTTGATCTTTTTAGAAAAAAATCAGGTAAAAATATTAATATTGAACCTGCAAATTCTGTAATGGCTATCGAAGGTAGTCCAATATGGGGTGGCGGTGGAGGTGTTGTTTTCCACGATAATCCTTCTATGGGAATTGTTGATCCCTTAAAGGGAACTGCTCATGTTGTAGCCCATGAAGCAGGGCATGCAGCTTTTCCTTCTTTAATTCAACAACAAAATCTTGCAGGAAAATTGCAAAATCAATTTGACCCTTTGTCTATTCCAAGAGAAACCGGTCAACGCATGCGATATGTTCATGAAACTTTTGCTAAACCAACAATGGCAGAAGAAGCAAGTGCTCAAGGTTTAGCTTATGGTGCGCTAAATGCACTTGGTATTCCAGTAAAAGAAGAATGGTCAACGCCAACAGCATATCCAGCTTCTTTTCTTGATCAAGGTATTGGTAAATATATGAACACGGAAATTGGTCCGCCTACTCCTGCAGAACGCAAAGAACTTCAAACAATACTTCGCTCTACTGATCCTTTTTTGCAACGCGTATTTAAACAAAACTACAATATGTTTAATTAATTTTCCCAATGCTCTAGCCTGTGGCAATTAGCGCATAAGGGAATACATTTATTTATTTCCTCTTGGATACGACGCCAGGCGTATCCATGGTTAACAAGACTAGATACGTTCTGATCTTTGTTGCCAACATGGTGGAATTCAAGAAGTCTGTGATCGTCTAAACCACAGCGATCACATTTCAATGTCTTTTTATATTCCAAAAATTTGCGTCGGTTTTCTTCCAGGCGCAACTTAGATGTTGGCATCTACAGCTATTTGCTGTGTTTAATATAGCCAATTGTTTGTATCTAAGCCCTTGATCGGATTTGAACCGATGATCTTCTGTTTACAAGACAGATGCATTAAGCCACTATGCTACAAGGGCAAGATCGGGATAACAGGATTTGAACCTGTGGCCCTCTGCTCCCAAAGCAGATGCGCTACCAAACTGCGCTATATCCCGAACTCTGTAATTATACAGATTTTTCCTGGGGTGTCTTCCAGAAGTAATCGTCACATTCACCAAGCCTGCCCCATTTTGGCGCGTGCTCTACATCAAAGTAACGCGTTGATACCTTAAAGTCTGGCGTCTTTAGTTCATGGTTGGTAAGTGATGGATCCACCATGCGGCAACGGTTGTTGGGATAAGCGCCAATTTGACCGTTGTCCAAAACCACAATGTTATGGGATTTGTGCTCATCAGGAAACTCTGCAAAATAAAAATCAGGCTCGTTCCTATGAGGATGATAGTTGTCAATCGTAAATAAATATGTGCCTTTTATTACACCTTGAGAACGTGTCATTACTTCAAATTCCATGTTGTAAATGAGGTTTTTTTCAATGACCGTAAGCCCTGTATCAAACCCATTCCAGAACTGAAGATCAGTTAATTCCAGATCAGGGGTAGGTGCTTGTGGTTCATCCGGATGATCGGAATCCCAAGCAAGGAATGCACTAATGGGAAGCTTGTCATACAGTGCGCCATACTCAGTTAGATACGTTTCGAAATACAGTGCACGCCCACTGAGTGACTTACATGTAACCCAGTAACCAGGGGTATACTCACCATGCCCATCACGCAAGTCACGCAGATATTCCCGACGCACCCACACCTTTACAGGCGGAACATTAGCAACAAGAGTTGTCATTTACTTCTTTCAGATCTACATAATATAAAGCACCCAGGAGGGAATCGAACCCTCATCGTCCTGCAGCGGCAGCAACCGTCCTATCCGTTGGCTCGCACTGGGTGTAAAGGGCGAGGATATCCACCTACGATAATCTACGTTGTGGTTTAGGGGATCCTTCGTTTAATGCAACTTTCCTTGTTGCACCCAAAGGGGCGGACTGGGATTTGAACCCAGACTAAGTTCCGATTGTCTCGGCTGCCTCTGGCCTAAATTGGGCTACCCGCCAAGTGACCCCCAGGTTTGTGCATCATCCGGCGTCCCGGAGCTAAGCATTGGGGGTGTTAATTACGGTTGATTAACCGTTTGTCGCTCCGGGGCCCCTACTAACAGAGAGTAGAGGTGGGTAAAATCCGGAGAGGCCTCTCTCCTTTCAGGCTATGTGCCTGACGAGTTAAGGACTTAGGCTCCCGAAGGAGTACCAACAGCATGCTGCTGGCGATCAAAATATTATAACAGAGTTGATGGATGCAGTATGACTGGACTACCGACTATCGGGCTGTGAGTTAACCAGGCGTATCCAAACAGAGACTGCACCTCTATCAACTATATCCTACTACTTTTTCTTTGGAGCAGGTTTGGGTGCTGGTTTTTTAGCCGCCGAAGATGTAGGCTTGGCTGTTGGTTTGGCAGCAGGTTTAGCTGTAGTTTTTTTGCCTGCGGAATCTTTGGCTTTTTTAAGTTTATTGAACGTATCTCGATCTAAATATTCTCCTGGTTTGCTTTTACCCTCTAACCCTCTTTTAACTTTCTCAAAAGTCTCTCGATCAAAAAAATCGCTGCCAGTGTTTCTGTCTGGTGTGTACATTTTAAAAGTTCAAAATTTAATTATAGCAAAAAATCCCGGTGCTCAGCCGGGATCAATATAGTTTCATACCCGTCACTCGGGAGAGTGTACTTTTGAGCACATTTATTTTACTTTATTTTTTCTTTGGAGGTACCGCTTTCTTTGCAGGAGCTGCACCTTTTTTTGAAGGAACTGCACCCTTCTTGGGCGGAACGGCTTCTTTTTTGCCAGCAGTTTTACCAGCGGGAACCATGCCCTTGCCAGGGACGAACTTTTTGCCTTCAGCCATAATAAAAAATATTTCTTCCTTAATTATAAATTGAGCTACTTATTTTTATAGCGTTTGGCGGCACGTGCAGCACGCCCTGCTTTTTCTGCTGCTTCTGTGTTTTTTACAAACTGTTTTCCTTGGCGACTACCAGTGCGTTTCTTTTGATCCGTTTCTTGACGCTCTTCTTTTAATAAAGAAGCCCAGGCTGACTCTGGTAGGTAACGCTTGGTGTACCCCTTTTGAATTGCTTTATCAGCCATAATTAACTAAACGTTGCATCAATAATTGCTTTTTTAATTTCCGGAGAATAAGAACTATTTATTAAATCATCCAACTTGAATGGGTATTGGAATCTTAAGAATGCATCTTTCATTTCCAAGTTTTGAGATGCATTTGCTAATTGATGCATTAAACGTTGATTTGGAAATACATCTGGTACATACTTTGCTGTTTGATTTGGCATATATTTTCCTGCAAGTCTCATTATTTTGACTCCTTGTATTTTTTAGCGGCAGCTTTGGCTTTGCCACGTTTTTCATATTCGTCTTTGGTCATCCATTTTTCTTTACCCCATTTTTCCAGGGACTTTTGTTTTTCTCCTTTACCACCACGATATTTACCGCCAGCTTTTTCGTATTGCTGCGCTACAAGCTGAGCCTTGCGTGCACTCCACTGACCCGGCTTGCCGCCCTTTGATCCTTCCATTACGCGATCCTTGATGCGTTCGCGTAATTCAGGTTTTGTATATTTACTATTATCCTGCGCCATCCGCAGTTTTGTTATTACGTTCTTCTAATATTTTAACCCACTTACACGGACGAGCAGACTTAGCCCAGTCTTTGGGTGGGCAAGGAAATAATCTTTCCAACTGCCAAAAATATTCTTGGAGGCGTTCAGCCTCCGTTGGAAGTTTACGTTTAGCCAAAGGATGTAGGAATATCCTTGGGTTTACCAAACTTTTCCATAATTTCTTCCATTGATTCCAGTGACTCGAGGCGCACAAGAATATCAGTAACAGAAGAAATAACAATGGGATGTTCAGTGCGTGCTGCAAATGCAAGGGCTTCGCGTAATTCTCCAGCAGCTCGATTGATTGATTCTTTTACTTGTGCGGATAAAGCCATTTCAGATTCTTTTGGTTGACGTAATGCTAGCAAAATCATTTGTGGTTTTATTCCCTGTAAAAATCATAAAATGTTTTTTGTTTTTTACAGGGAATAAACCGTAAATAAAAATACGGTTTACTAGTCTATCGTAAACACTGTTGTGTATCCATCAGCCGCAATGCCTGTTTTAAAAGCAAATTCAAGCGCTTTTTCTCGTACGTAAAGCAAATTGTCTTCGCTTAACGAAGGAGAAGTACCAAGAAAAAATACACGTTTTAATACTTCATACGCAACAGGAAATTGTTTTGCATCGCCCAGGTGTTTGTACGCAGGATGCAACAACAAATTACCGGCAAAATAATTACGAGTTTGAATGCCATTTGTTTCAAAGTGTTGTTGTAATGCGTGTTTAACTTTAGGGTTTTCACATACAATAGGCACTCCAAACCAAGAGGTCTCCGCCTTTTCTTTTTCGAAAATAATTCTTACATCAGAAGGATAGCCGGAAAAAAAGCTAAAAATCTTTTTGTAATTATCTCGACGTGTATTATGAATCTCATCAAATTTTTTTAGTTGTACTTGACCAATGGCTCCTTGCAAATCAAGGGGTTTCAAGTTGTAACCAATTTGACTAAATACATATTTATGGTCAACAACACAATCATATTCACCCAGCCAAGTATCAAAACGTTTTCCGCAACTGCCATTAGCCAACATATTGCAGGCGCCAACGCAATAACAATCGCGTCCCCACCAAGCAAACTGACGCGCTAGTGTAACAACTTCGGGAATGTTAGAAGATACCATCCCACCTTCCAGTGTCGTGATGTGGTGTGCTGGATAAAAAGAACAAGATGCAGCAACTGCATTATCTGTTAAATAATTGCCTTCCCACTTAGAGCCAAGGGAATCACAATTATCTGCAATGTACATCAATTTATGTTGTTCGCAAATATCAAGTAACCGATCCAGGTCGTAACAATTACCCAGAACAGGGCTACTGAATACAGCCACTGTTTTGTCTGTGATTGCCGCTTTGACATGATCAAGGTTCCAGTTAAGATCACTCCAAGTTACATCAACAAACTTGGGGACAAGATTGTTTTGAAGGATGGGATTAATGGTAGTGGGAAAACCAACAACACTAACAATAATCTCTGCGCCATCAGGCCAATCAAAATATTTTTTAAGGGCAGCAATCATTACCAGGTTGGCAGAGCTGCCGCTGTTTACCATCAGCGAGGAATCAAATCCAAACTTACGAGAAAACTGTTTTTCAAATTTGTCTACCTCTTTGCCTGCTGGGTACCAAGCTCCTTCTTTCAGGCAAGCGATTGCTGCTTCAATCTCTTGGCCATCAAAGTAGGGTCCGGAGTACAAAACTTTTGACGTAGACATAGGTCTTCAAGTCCTTCGTAAATCGAAAAAGATGGTTCAAAACCCAAGCCTTTTAGCTGGCTGCAATCAAGGCTGAATCGAATAGCTTGATTGTAGCTCGCTTGTGTATCAACGCGGAATACTAAGCCTTTGGGTTTTAATAATTTATGGCAATAATCCATGGCTTCAGTAAATTCTGTTGCAATTCCAGTACCTATGTTGTAAGTCGTATCATATGCACCCGTTTCACAAACAAGATTAATAGCTCGGCATACATCCATGATGTGAATAAAATCCCTTGACACATGGTTGTAAACCCGAACACTTTCACCTTTACGCATGCGACCCACCATAAAATGCAACGCATTTCGTTTTATGGTGCCAAGGTCAGGCCCTCCATATACATTGCCGAGTCGAAGGATTCGATAACGAATATCAAATTCTTTACAGTACTCCTGTACTAAACGCTCGGCAGTGTACTTGGTGATTGAATAAAAACCATTTGGTTGGCAGGTGGCATATTCATGGGGATGGTGATGCCTTGGCCCATAAACAAACCAGCTGCTAATAAAATTAAAAACTTTAATGTTCTTGTTTTTGCATTGCTCTAAACGTCGCATTAGCTGAAGAAGATTAGTGTCTACATCAATGCAAGGATCTTCACGAAACGTTGCATTATCTGTTGTGCTAATCAAATAAAGAACATGACGTGACTGGGGTACCAGCTCGTCACGATCAAGGCAAATACTTGGATATAAACCACGGTAATAGGAACCAATAATTCCGGTTCCCCCGTAGATCGTTAAATCCATCGTTGACGTTCACTACGCTTTGGATCATACAACCAATAGTCAATAGGTAGCTCCATATCAAATGGGGTTTCGTACTTTTCATTACCAGGCATTCCACCCCATTTCTCAAAGTAATACCTACCGTTTTTCCTGAACGTTTCAGTATTTTTTTGATTGAATACTGCATCACGTTTAATGGTGCTGCTTACCGCATGCTCATATTCAAGTGGTAAATATTCCCACTCAAAACCAGCAAGCTTCATGCGATAGCGATGATCGTTATCTTCGTAATAAGCAGGGAAAAAATTCTCGTCCAGGTAACCAACTTCGTAAAGAAGTTCAGGGGTAATTACCATGGCTGAGTAGCCGTTCTGCGATTCATCGCAAAGAATTCCTGTGAACGGTTCTTCCAAGCGCTTGGCTAGCTTGGCTAGTTCTCCCGGTTTGGGGTGCCAATCAACCGATAGCACACACCAGTAATTGCAATCGGTGTTCTGTTTGATGATCTGGTTGACGGACCCAGAGAATCCAACGTTTATAAAATTGTGCACAACCTCGACCTTGTCAATAAATTTTGACGATTGTGACTGAATTTTTTCAATGGTGTTGAGTACGTCAGGATTTTTTCCCATTGAATTGTCCAGGATGAAGTACCGTTGGACTGGGTAATCAATACTGTTGTACTGCTTCCACAGGTCTTCGGCACCGTTAAGGAGCATAGTGCCGATCATTTCAATAGGTTTGGTCACAGATCAATCCTCAGGTAGTCTTCGTCTTCTTCTTGAAGTTTTGCTTCAAACGCATCAGCATCTACGGTTTCAATATCCTCAAACGCAATGCCGTTACGCAGTCGGTAATCCCGGCGGATAAAAGCTTTCAAATCAATGTCTGACTCACAGTAGTAAAACCGTGTGAGGTTGCATGACATGGATGGCCTCCAGGGATTCCCTTAATTTATTCGTGGTTTCAGCGTAGCGCTTGAGAAAAGAAATAAATATCTAGGATGGCTGTCACAATCAGCGCTGCTAGTAGTGCACCAATTGCTCCCTTGAAATCGTCCATAAAACCAACCAGGTGTTGTAGGGTGTGATCAATATACAAAATATACAATGGTTGCTAAACTAGGAATAGTGGAACCTTGGATCAAAGCCAAGGACCAGCAACCAGATTTAATGCGGAACCTCAACAGGACCGCAGCCAGAATTACGCTTAACGGAAAACGTCACTATACAACTCCGTTACCCACTGGACCTGCGCCGTCCGTAACTACTATTATTTCTGAGACAGCTTCCGAAGCAAACAAACGGAAGCTTGAAATGTGGTCCAAGGCAAATCCTGGCGTCAAAGAATTAGCCGCCGAACGGGGAACTGCCATTCACTTTGGAATGGAGCAGTACTTAAAAGGAAACAAAAATCCGGAGATTCCAGATGGGTACAAAGAATTTTGGGCGGGCATGCCGTCGATCCTGGACCAATTTCAGGAAGTACTGTGGGCGGAATCGCCTGTTGACTCTCGCTTTGACTTCACCATTGGTAGTGATGACGTTGCTCGCGTGTGGGGTTGCGATGACAACGGGAGAGCTTGGGCTGGTGCTCCCGACATTATTGCTGTGGCTAACAATAAGCTCACTCTTGCTGACCTAAAAACCAGCGT